GTTAATTTGCCTCATCAAACAATTAAAACCAATCAAATGAAAGCAGACGTTAGAAAGCTTGTTGCGCTAAGCAATATGTTCCCCAACTACTACGCCCTCGTAGTGGACTGCACAAGGGTATCTCTCCAGATGCACTACGATCAAGATACGTTTGATCAACTTATCGACAACCCCAAGTGGACTGCCGACCTGTCAGACGATATATTTGCTTGTTTCCACCGTGGCAATTGCCAAGTAATCCTTGCAATTTAATGGAATCCGTAACCCGCACAAACTGGTCGCAAGATGCGGCGCAGCAAATGGTAGAGTATCTTCAGCACCGAGTAGAAGCAATGGCCTCCCGAATGGAGTTCTTGGAAGCTGAGAACGACGTGCTAAAACAAACGCTCTTAAACGAATTAAGGCACTGACACCCGCCTCCGAGTGGTGTTACAAAACCAATCTAAAATGAAGATTGTATCAATTTCCCCGAACGGAACGTGGGTGTCTAATGACGGCAACACGTTCTACAAATTTCAAGTTCAATTTGACAACGGCCAAAGCGGCACGTTGTTCTCCAAAAGCCAAGATGCACCGCATCAAGTAGGCGAGGACATTACCTGCACCATCAACGAGCGTGGCACGATCAAGGTCGAGCGTGCTGGAGGCGGTAACTGGAGCCGCCCGACAGGCGCACCACGGGCTAATGATGCCGAGCGTACCGCATCGATCGTGCGTCAAGTAGCTTTGAAGGCAGCGATTGAACTGTCAGCAGCTCACGCAGCAGCAGGCAAGTCAATTCCTACGGACAATATCCTTGAACTTGCGGAGCGGTTCAACGCTTGGCTGGAGAAAAAAGAGGTCAAGCCAGAGGCGCATATGGCGATACGCCAAGCAGTAGAAGAGTCACCTTTCTGATTGGTTTGGTGGTGGCTCTGGGGGGGTAGTGATGCACCTCCCCACTTGGTCGGGTGTTGCAGTACAACTGTTGCCTCATTTGGTAATGCTGGTTCGAGTCCAGCCCCGACCTCAAAAAAAAAGTTATGAATAAACATTTGGAACTTATTGAATGTTGTGATGAGCATCTGAATAGAGATATATTAAAATGGAAAGAAGGCGAGCCGTATACTCCAACTATATACTTGCTAACGAGAAATAGTAAAATTGTATATATAGGAGAATCTGGATGGCCTTTGCGCAGGTTCAAATCTCACACATCTAAAACTCCATACTATAAGGATTGGGATAAAGTGTATTTTAAGTCATTTGATAGCTATGTAAAGGGTGATAATTTGAGATACATTGAATCAATGGTAATGACATATTTAGGTGAGCTTACAGAATATAATAAGATTTTTAGAAGAGTTGAGTTAAAAGACAAAAATCCATTAAATTCAGATTTTTTGAATCCATACTTGGAAAAAGTAAAAGAAGAATACGAGAAAAGAGAACAAGAGAGAATCCAAGAACACAATAGAATGTACATATACGAGGGATACAGAAGAACAGTAAGTTTATTTTAATTCCCGCATCTGGAATTTATTTTGTTTATTTGCCAAAAACCAATCTTATGCATCCAGATATTATGTCCATCACGGACACAAGCCCGTACCTCGAACGGGCACAAAAAGGTTCCTACTTTGATATGGGACGAATCGGTAACGAGAAGATAGACGAGTTCCTACGATTCAAGGAGGGGGAGTTTATTGTCTGCACGGGTCACGCCAACGTGGGCAAGACGCACACGATGTTTTACTTGATGCTGATGCAATCCATTACCCACGGAAAGAAGTGGCTTTGCTACACGGCAGAGAACGAGGTTCACTCCATCCAGCGAAAGCTTATTGAGTTCCTGCACGCCCAGCCGATCAACCTCATCCCAGAGGCACGGATGCACTCCGACCTCTGCTTCATTGACGAATACTTTAAGTTCATAAACCCGAACAAGATCCTTTCAGCATTCGAGCTGCTGCAAATTTTTAACGAGGTACTGAACGAGTGGCCTTACACGGGTGCCTTTATTGACCCGTACAACTCCCTCCGCACAGACCAGAGCGTACTGGGCAAGACGTCGATGCACGAATACCATTACGAGGTAGCAAGTGCCTTTCGGGTATTCTCCCACAAGGAGAAAGTCACCTTGATACTATCCACTCACCCAGTCACGGAGGCAATGCGGAAAGTCCACCACGACAGACACGAATACGCACGCCTACCGATGCCCGTCGGTATCGCAGATATTGAACACGGGGGCAAGTGGGGCAACCGCTCGGACTGTGTAGTCGTAATTCACAGGTACTCTGGCCACCCTACGGACTGGAAGCATACACACATCCACATCCGAAAGGTAAAAGAGACGGAGACGGGAGGGCGCATTACGCCATACGACAACCCGATTGTACTGACTTCGATGATGGGCAATGTAGGATTCACGGTTGACGGACAAAATTTACTGAACTGTGCTACCGTTTGAGTTCTTTCTCCAGCAGAAGGTCATCGATCTCGGCACCACGGCGCAGTGGATTCTGGAGACACACGGCCATAACGAGATACAACACTTCACAAATGTCTTTGACGCCTCTCGAACCATTGAACAGTACCGACAATTTCACAATGAAATATCAATGAAATTCTACCAGATGTCAGTTGAGAAGCAGGCACTCGAACAGAAGGTCTTGCAGCTTGAACTTGAACTACAAAAAAAATATGAACTATAAAGATTTTTGCGTACTCGCCGACCACATAGATGACGGTAGACGGACGCTTGTAAACGTGCGGGTACGAACAGCATTCACGCATTCATTCCGTAACCGATACACCTTGGTTGACTTGGCTAAGCAGATGGGGCGGACTCACGCTACGGTGATTCACTATATGAAATTAGAGTTCCGAAAGGACGCTGAATACTGGAGATGCTATCAGATAGCGCAGTCAATTATTAACTCGGAGGAGGTTGTAGACCACCTTGACTTTGAAACTTTGGTAAAAGAACGCACCCAGATGCAGCAGCGTTTGGCGGAGAAATCAACGGAAGTAGTTATGTTACAGGAGGAAGTGCTACATTTACGTCAAAAATTAGGCACATTAAAACAAATGATTTAATAGCCCAGTTCTACGCCAAAAAGCGTAAGATCTTGATAAATTTTACCAAGGGTTACGTTGGCGTGGAGGTAGCCGAGGACGTGGTGCAGGAGGTATTCATTCGCCTTTTGCAACTTGCCGAGGAAGGGAAGGTTCACTTCATCCAGAACGGAGATGTGAACTTTTTTTTTGTGTACCGATCCTGCATAAACCTTTGCATAAAACTTAATAAACAAAAAGAGACCCTGCACAAGTTGAACTTTGGGGATATGTACGAGATGGATGAGTGGCTACGGCAACCCGAAAACGAGTACAACTACGAGGAGGATATGGCTTATGAGCAGCTGTTGAACTCCGTAAAGGATCAAGTGGAGGTCATCCGCTGGTACGACCGTATGATACTGGAAATAAACCAAGAGATGAGCATCAGCGAAATGAACCGCTCCATCGGCATCTCCCGTGACTCAATTCGCAACACATTAAAACAAGCAAAAAATGAAATCAGAACCAACATCCAAGCCGACTACGAAGCGTGGCAGAAAGCCAAAAGGGGCGGGAGACGTAATTGAAAGCATCACCGAGGCAACAGGAATCAAAGCAGCCGTTGAATGGTTCTCCGAGGTTACGGGAGTTGACTGCGGTTGCGATGCCCGTAAGGCAAAGTTGAACAAGTTGTTCCCCATTAAGCAGCCGCACTGCCTTGAGCAGTCGGAGTACACCTTCTTGGGCACGGTCTTAGGCAAACACAAGTTGACCGCTGTGGAGCGGGAGGAGATTGCCCGCATTCACGCACGGACTTTCCAGCACAAAATGATAGTGCCTTGCACTTGCTCACCTAAATTGTGGGCGGGATGGATTCGTGACCTGCAAAATTTATACGACACCTATGGTGAGTGATGCCCGCTGGGCACAGTCCAGAGAGGTAGGCCAGCAGGGAGAAGATAGGTTCGTGCTTGCTTGCGAAGCACTTGGGTACCGCTGCCGCAAGAGCAGCAGGCAAGAGGACATTGAATTACACATTGACTACTGGATCACCCGACCTCAAGGGGAGACCTCTGTTGACGTCAAAGGACAGAAGCAGAACGAAGAGGTCTGGGTGGAGTTAAAGAACGTCAGAGGCAACGCTGGATGGCTCTACGGCCACGCTGGGTACATTGCCTTTGAGCTTGCTTCGCTTGGTGGGTTCGCCGTGGTATCTCGCTCGCAGTTGGCAGAGCTGATTGAGATGACCGTGGAGGAGGTATTCGTTCCAAAAGAACAGGCATACCTCAAATGCTACCAGCGGGACGGACGTCTTGACGTAATTACCCGTATTGAGTTGGCTGATTTGGAGTTGCTTCCCACCTATAAGGTGATTAGTTACGCCACGAAATAGGTGTAATCAACACCAAGCGCACAAATTTAATGTGCGGTGTTTCAATAAGTTACGGAGTAAAGCAAAAAAAAATGTAAATAAATTTTTTTATCTCGAATTTATTTTTGATTTTTGTCAGGTCAAATAACAAAAACCAATCAAAGTGAACAAACTCCAAGACCTCATTATTAACATAACCGTTCCGCTTGCGTGGATGGCTATTGTTACGGCATTTTTCTTTTGTGCAATTCTGCTTCCGCAGATTTTTATCTATGCGGTATGCAAGTAACATACATTGACCTTGTGGAATCTGCGGCAGACCAAGGAGTAGGCCCAGAGGATAACTTTGATACGATAATCGCTTTTTACGAAGCGTTTGCTGCTTGGGCAGGATTCAAGAACGTAGAAGAATTTTACGACTGGCGGTTAGAGCTGGACGGCGATTACGAGCAAGGCCCCGACGGGCTTGCGTTCTACGGCGGCTTCATCCAAGAGCCAAGAGAAATAGACTTCCCAGAAGGATTTAGTATTGCGCCCTTATATCTGCGTGCGGAATCCCAATGCGAATACCTTGCGTGGTAAATTTTAACTACCTAAACTTTTAATTATGACAACAGTAGAATATATGTACTTGCTTGTAAAGCAGTACGGGAGCGACATTCCACAAGAAGAAATGGACAAGGCAATTAACTACGAGACTATGCGTATAAATATTGCCTTTAACAATGGCAGTGTGGCAGCACACGACCGACTGATCAATCTTTACTCTCACATTTCCCTATCAAATATGCTATGAAAACAATCAAACTACTTGACGGCTCCATCTGGGACACCGTCACCCTCAAGGAGAAGATGCTGGATGACTCCTTTTACTACGGGCACCTCGGACGTACTGCTCTCTCAAGCAGCGCAGCGAAGCTCTTGCTCTCGTCACCAAAAACATATCATTATGTGACAAAATACGGGCAGGAGGACTCTGATGCGTTCTCCGTGGGGCGTCTGGTTCATTTGATGGTATTGCAACCCGATCTTGTGAAGGAGTACGAGGTGATTGACGTGCAATCCAAGAACACTAAAATCTGGCAAGAGGCAAAAAAGAAAGGCGAAAAAATCATTACTGCAAAGGAGTTCAGCGAAGCCGAGAGAATCGCCAACGCACTACTGCGCAACGAACAGGTGATGGACTACGTTAATGACTGCGAGTACGAGGTACCACAGGTTGGTATGATAGGAGGGCTGCCCTTCCGTGCGAAGGCAGACATCTACACAAGCGGTTTTATTGCCGACCTCAAGACCACTACCGACCTGCGTGCGTTTCCCTATTCCGCAAAGAAGTACGGGTACGACTTGCAGGCGTTTATCTACACCCGCCTCTTTGGGGTGCCGATTGACAAGTTTATATTTATAGCTATTGACAAATCATCGCTTGATATTGGCATCTACACCGTATCCCCAGAGTTTGTAGCAGAGGGGGAGCGTAAAGCGCAAGAGGCGATTAAACTATACAAAGAGTTCTTTATGGGGAATGACAACCCAGAGCTTGACAACTATACCATTATCGGTCAACTTTAACCTTTACAAAATGGATAAATTTATTAGGGATATTGTAGTGCTGTGCGTATTATGTATTGCGCTCGGATGCTTAGTCGGGTTTTATTTTTACGAATATATTTAAGCAATGACCGACATTACTAAATGCACAGGGGAAGGGTGCGAACTAAAAGAAACCTGCTACCGCTTCACCGCCCCTACGGGAATGTATCAATCGATGTTTGTTGAAGTACCTATTGAAGATAATAATTGTAATTACTACTGGAAAACCAACGAGAAATGAAAACACTAACATTCAAAATTGCAGACCGTCTGGACGAATTAGCTGGAGAGTGGTCTAAACACACCCCACAATGCGAGGCATTGATGATGGCAGCAAAAGAGGTTGCGACATTTGAGCAAGAGGAAAAAGACCGAATGGTTGACTTCGCATACAAATACGGAAACTTGACCCTTCGTGAGATTTCAGATGCTTTTGATAACGAGTACAAAAACGAGAAATGAAAATAGACCATATCGCACACTTCTGGGCGGGGATGGCAATCCTTGCCGTTACGGGTAGCTGGCCGATTCTTATCGCAGCAGCATTCGCCAAAGAATTAAAAGGAATCTTATTTGACAAACGCACCGACTACAACGATAGCATCTGGGACGTTGTGTACACTTTGGCTGGCGGCCTTGCTGCAATGGTAGGTAAACTATTCTTTGCCTTATGAAAGCCGTATTGGAGTTCACTCTCCCCGACGAGGAGACAGAGTTTACGGAGGCCGTCCACGGCGGTATGTTCAAGCACGTCCTCTGGAAACTTGACCAAGACCTGCAAAGTAAATTGAAGCACGGGCTGCTGAACGAGTGCGAGTACAGCTGCTACGATCAAGTCCGAGAAGACATACGAACGCTTTTACAGGCGAACAATTTAAGCATTGAATAAAATGAGCGAGGTTCGACCCGATCACTACAAGCAGAACAATAAGGAGGTTTGGGAAATGATGCTGGACATTTGGGGGCCAGCTGCCTTTATTGCCTATTGCGAAATCAATGCCTTCAAATACCGAATGCGAGCAGGACGCAAACCCAATAACCCCGTTGAGCAGGACATTTTGAAAGCGCAATGGTACGAGGGTAAGGCCAGCGAAATAGCACGAATCGAAAATGAGTAACGCTATCTGGATGCTTGACTTGGAAATCAGTTACACCAAGAGCCGAAAGAAGCACACAAAAAAGGTCTGGGCTTCCAGCCGATGGGAGCAGTACCGCTTTGTAGTTACAGATGAGGAGTGCATCAATCAAATCAAAGGACGCTACGATTTACAGGCGGCAACTGACTTTCGCATCACAAAAGTCCTCGGAGCGGTTTATTTAGGTGAGCGTTATGTTAAAACACAAGAAGGTATACTTTGATGCCACAGGGCTATCGCCCGTGGAGTTCGTGCCTTGCGAGGTGTGCGGAGGCCGTGCGGTGGACATCCACCACATTCAGCCCAGAGGGATGGGAGGGAGCAAGATCCGAGACGTAATTGAAAATCTAATGGCGTTATGCCGACCTTGCCACCACGAAGCCGACTTTGGAACGAAACTTTCAAAAGAGTACCTATATGAAATCCACTTACAGTACCTATCACGGCTTCACCCTTGACACCGTAATCGGGTCGTACTACGTTATGCGTATCAACGTCTCAATGGCGGGCATTATGTTGCACCATTACGAGGTATATCGCAGAAAGGGGAAGGACTTTTTTTTGGAGTTCCAGAGCGAGGATATGAATGATGACGCCTTCAACGAATGCGTGAACTACATCCGTGCCAAATGATACACATCCTCACCCCTTGTTCCCGTCCGTGGAACCTCGTGATGATAATGCCAAGCATCCCTGCGAATTGCAACTGGAAGGTTGCCTTTGACAAATCGACAGGCGTGGAATCAAGAGGCAAATGGTACACCTCACAATTCACTGGCAACTGGGGTCACCCCATAAGAAACGAAATGCTCTCCCGCCTCAAGGCCAAGCCAGATGACTACGTTCTTTTTTTAGATGATGACAACCTCATTCACCCGAACTGGTACGAAAAGATCAAAGGAGTGAGCGCAGATATGGTAACGTGGGGGCAGCAGAACAAGGACGGCACCGTCCGACTACGAGCAACAGGCCAACCACAGGTAGGGAATATAGATATGGGATCCTTTATGGTGAAGTATAAAATCGCCAAGCAACTGAAATTCACCAACGTATATGAGGCAGATGGTATCTTTGCTATGCAAGCAGCAGGCAAAGCAAATGAAATTGAAGTAATAAACGAAAGCATTTCATATTACAACTACCTAAAATGAAAGCCACACTAACCTATAAGGTCGAGACCCCAGCCGAGGAGACCGTATTCAAACGTGCCGTCCGTTCAGAGGACGCTTGGAACTCCCTCTGGGAAACCGAACTGTTCCTTCACACGATGGTGCAGGAATCAAAGCACGAATACGAACTGATCCTTTGGAAGCAAGCGCAATCCGTATTCCGCAACATCCTACAAACCAACTCAATATCGCTGGAGAATGAATACTGAAATAAAAAGTCACCAAGACATAGACGGCTGGTTCAATCACGAAGCAGCATACGACTACCTAATTGCACAAATGCCAGAGGGAGGTACATTCGTTGAGCTTGGTGCTTGGCTGGGTAAATCCTCGGCCTACCTATGCGACAAAGCAACAGGCAAACAAATCACAATCATCGACACGTGGAAGGGATCACCAAACGAACTGACCACAACCCACAAGCTGGCAACCGAGGTAAACATATACCAACTGTTCAAGGCCAATATGGGGAAGCGTAAATACAAATCAATCAAGGCGGCTTCTAAGACCGCCTCTAAAAAGTTTGCAGACGAATCCCTTGACGTTGTGTTTATCGACCTCACGCATACCTACGAAGCCGTTAAGGAAGATATTGAGTTATGGCTACCAAAGGTCAAGAATGGAGGTTATATAGCAGGAGACGACTACCACCAAAACTGGCAGGGAGTGATTCAAGCCGTGGACGAGTTGCTGCCCAACCGTACCTTGATTGATGACTGCTGGCTGTATTGTAAATAAAATAAACTGAAAGTTATATGGACAGGACTGAACAGCATAAAAAGGCAATGCTCGATGCATTGGAAAAATCACTCGGAGTTGTAACCTCGGCTTGCAAGACGGTAGGCATTGGGAGAACCACGCATTACCTTTGGATGGATAGCGACCCAGAATACAAAGCAGCAGTCGATTCATTATCAGACGTTGCCCTTGACTTTGCGGAAAGCCAGTTGCATAAACAAATAAAGGACGGCAACTCCACCGCTACTATCTTTTTCCTAAAAACAAAAGGCAAGAAGCGGGGCTATGTAGAACGCCAAGAGCTGGACGTATCTACGGGTAAGATGTTCCAAATAGAAGTTCTTGGGGGCGATACGAACGAATAAGGTATTTAACCACCTACTGCGGAGCGACAAGCGCATAACAGTAGAGCAGGGAGGCACTCGGAGCGGGAAGACATACAATATCCTGCTCTGGGTTATTTTTTATTATTGCGCCAAGAACGAGGGCAAGGTGGTTACCATCTGCCGCAAGACGTTCCCCTCCTTGCGTGCTTCCGTAATGCGTGACTTCATTGATATCCTGCGAATGCACGATTTGTACCGAGAGGAGCATCACAATATGTCCAGCCACGAATATCGGCTGAACGGAAATCTGATTGAGTTCATTTCCCTTGATCAGCCCCAAAAGATTCGGGGACGGAAACGCAACCTACTGTACATCAACGAGGCGAACGAACTGTTCTTTGAGGACTGGCAGCAGCTTATCTTCCGTACGGACGGAAAAATCATCCTCGACTATAACCCGTCCGATTCCTTTCACTGGATCTACGACAAGGTGTTGACCCGTGATGATTGCGACTTTTACCAAACCACCTACAAAGA